GTCGCAAGAAATATCATTCCGGCCGCGTTGGCGTGCCATATACGAAGTTCCGCATCAGCGTCGTCGTGCTGACGAATTCCGCATCGCCATGTCGAGCTGCTGCCGAAAGTAATCGAGCCTTCGTAGCTTCCCGCGTGCAGGTTAAGCTGTCCGGTCAGAGTTCCACCAGATAGCGGCAGTGCGTAACTGCTGTAGTTACTCGTCGTCAAACCGCCGCTGACCGATCCAGCACTGTCCGCGTAGCCAGCGTGAATTTTGGACCACGCACCCCAAGTTCCAGCCTCCCGATTCCGGATCGACAGATAGCGATCTGCGCTGCTGTTGTATGCGTATCGCGGGATCGCCAGCTGCATGGCATAGCTGCTGTAGGCATAGTCATTACCAAGCCCGAGCGTTACTCCGTAAAATTGACCAGCGCCGGTTCCCGGACCATTCCCAGTTCCCTGCACATAATAGAACCCGTAACCGGGTATGTTGTTGAAGTCCAGATATGCCCCGTGGCTGTTCCCGACGTTGTTGAAAATCTGCGAAATCGTCAGCCCTTGGAGCTGCGAAGAGTTGTTGGCGGTATTTGCGCCTCCAGTAATGCTGATCCCCCACGTTCCTGACGCGCCACCGCCAGTCAACGTTGGACTGTAGGAGTTGTAGTTATTAGCGGCGAGAACGACGTTGCCCTTGAACGTCATGCTGGTATTAGACCGTCGCGCATCTAAAACGTTTGTCCAAGACACGGCGGTTCCGACAGCCCCAGCAGCCGCTGCTCTGACGGTGATGCCGTCGTACGCCTCCCAGTATGAGACGATATCGTTAATGGCGTAGTTGTGAACGCCGCTGCTGGTCGTGAAAGTAATGCCGTAGCCTGCTGCGCCGTAGTTCCCGCCGGAATATCCGATCCGGAGTGAACGAGGGTTCCCGGCATTCATTACGCTTGACCCACTCCCCCACTCGACAGCGCCGCTGAAAGATCCGAGAGTTCCGAACAGGCTACCAGTCAGCGTCCCGCCGCTTAATGGGAGGGCGTAGCTGCTGTAGTTACCTGCATGAAGAATTGCGCGAGTTGGATTCCACGTTGTGTTTACACCGCTACGCAAATACCAGTTTTCGTGTGCGGAGGTCGACGCGGGTCCAATTATTTGCCATGCGGCGTAGCCGTCATGCCACCCCTGCATCGTAAATGCCGTGTGCCAGTCGCCACCACCGACGATCTGGTTCGTGAACTCGTAGCTCGCACGGTAATCGTCATACGCGTTCGGTGTGCGCTGCCCTGCCCGAGTGTCCTCAATAGTTGAGCGAGTCGCGGTTGAGGCGCTTCCCGCGCTTCCGGTGACGCTAATTCCCCACGTCCCACTCGCGCCGCTTCCGGTCAGGGATGGCGAGTAGCTGTTGTAGTTGGCGGCGTGCAAATAGGCGGTCGCGAAGTTGCCCCTGAAAGCGTTTCCGCTAGTGTCAAGACTAAAAACGATATTCGAATCTGAAAGTGTCGCCGACGTGCTGTACTCAATCGCGAACTGCGAGCCGCCGGAATTGTCACGCGATTTCCAGTATCCGGTAGAGCCATGATAGAACCCGCTCGTCGCTTTGATCGTTGTGCCGGATAAGTTTCCGGTCAGAGTGCCACCGCTCGTATCGAGCAGCGACAGAACGCTTTTGAGGTTTGCCGGGGTGTAGTAGCGAATGTAGCCATCGTAACTGCCGTATATACGATCCGGCGCAGTTGTTCCCGCGCTTCCGGATGTGGTGTTTATCCAGCCAGCCTGAATGTATCCGTTAGCGTCGGTTCGGACGACTTTGTTTGCATCGCTGTTTCTTCCGGTGTGGACATCAAGTCCATACGCCGTCGCCGCGTTGCCCGTGATCGAAATCCCCCACGTTCCGCTAGCTCCGCCTCCGGTGAGCGTCGGTGAGTAACTGTTGTAGTTCGCGGCGTGGAGAGCGACGTTTCCGTTGATCTGCACCGAGGACGTCGACGCGAAGTTGACGGTGCTGTCGGCGGTAAAGTCCGAGATGTTGACAGCGGACGGAGATGAGTTGATGAACGTCTGCCCGATACCCGGCGGGTTCGAAGCCGTGATAGCACGATTCGTTGTTACCCGCGCAGCGCAGTTTGCGTAGTATTTGACGTCGACAAAGACTGGCAAATAGTATTGATCACCAGATACCTGAACCGGCGATCCAATGCGGACTCGGAAGTTGTTATCTCCGCTTCCGCTGTACTCTACGAGCTGGATCTGATTTCCGCCGTAACCATAAGAAATGACGTACTTCTTTTTCAGTCCGTTTGAATAGTAGCCCTCGTATAGTTCTACCTCGAACGGCCCGACTGAATTCCAGTCGTTGTAGTCAATACCAAGACGCGCAATTTCATACGTTCGCGCTTGCGTACTTGCCGCGCCTAGACCAGACCAGAAAAACTGTTTGACCGCACTCGCAGGGCCAGAATATGCGGACGATGAATTTCCACCGAGCTGCGCGGCAGATCCGCTTATCGAGATGCCCCATGTACCGCTCGCGCCGCCGCCTGTCAGGGTCGGGGAATAGCTGTTGTAGTTGCCTGCTGTTAGCAGTTGACTACCGTTAAGCGTAGCAACACCGGAGCCATTTCCGATGATGAAATCCGCGCCGCCTGTTGTCGTAAATCGGTGGCGATTTCCGCTTCCGGCGCGATACCAACTATCCGTACCGTCGGCGTCGAATGTCAGGCGGAACAGGTCGAGACCTGCGCTTGCAGAAATCGTCAGCTTGCCGGAAAGCGTCCCGCCGCTTAACGGAAGAGCGTAGCTACTGTAGTTTGCTGCGGAAAGAATGGCGCTGCCGTTGACTTGTGCGCCGGTAGCAGCGTTTAACCCTCCTACCCACGCTCCTGCTGAATTCCAAAGAGAGACATCTGTCGCGACATTCCACGATGCGCTGCTATTGTTTGACGCATACCACCTGGCGCCAACTCCGCTGAATCCTATCAAGGCATTGTTAGTGTCGGCACTCGCATGAACCCACGCTCCGTTGTTGTAGTAGACGCCAGTGCTTAAATATGTCCACGAAGAGGAGTGCGGCAGAATGCCGAATACGGTCGCGTAGTCGCTGCTCTTCAAAGCTATCGGGCTTGAGTTTGAGGAGCCGGAGACGCTTATCGCCGTTCCGCGTGAGCCGATTGCGGCGCCCAAATTCAAGCCACCAGTCAGCGTCCCGCCGCTCAACGGAAGTGCGTAGGAGCTGTAGTTCGAAGAATGAATGACCTCATTCCATCCAGTCCAGACGCCAACGCTGCTGCGCGAGCGAAACGCCATTCTGTTGTTTGGATCTGTATCAAGCCATATCTGTGCGCCGTATACGCTTGTAGTTCCAGCCCACGACATTCCGAGAATGTGTCCGTCGTTTCCAGACGGGCCAAGCGCAAGCGTGTGTATGAACGAATGCCCCGCATCCGGCATCGCGCTGTCTGCTGCGACGACCGTTGCGCCGTTTGGGCTTATGAGCTGCGAGCCGCGATACGACGTGTAGTTTCCGGCGTGGAGAATTGCATTACCGCCGTATGACATTGATGAAGAGTCAATGGTCAGCTGGCTTCCGCTAGATCGTCCAATTGTTACTGCGCCACCATAAGAGACAACATAAAGAGGACGCCCAGTCGTCTCAATGCGAACGTTTGACCCGTCCCACAATCCCATCACAAGATTGTTTGTTCCGTCAGTTATGTAATGTCGTGCGCCTGAATAACTTGTGAGGAGTTGCCCAGTCAGCGTGCCGCCGCTTAACGGAAGGGCGTAGCTGCTGTAGTTTCCGCTATGCAGCAGCGTGTTGTCAGATCCATTCCATGTTGCGCGATACTTTGGCGTACCGTTGTCACTAGAAAAATACCCATCAAGCCCAAATACGGTGAATAGTCCTCCCGTGCTAACCGCATTGAACTCCTCGACCATTATCCTTGTGTTGTAAAGAGATGGGTGATCATTCCTTACCTTCGGTACACCGCCGTCCAAAAATACATACGGCCAGTTACTTGCTCCGCTTGAATTTTTTGAAACAGCCTTTACAACCCACCCAAGTGAATCTACGTTAGAGAGAAGGAAAACTTCCCCAGTGTCGGAGCCAGTTCCTGTCGTTACAAGCGTTATCCGATATACATAAGGATTTGATATTGCAGAGCCATTCGGGCGAACAACAGTCCAGTATGTTGACGAGTTTACGGATGCATCGAAAACAGCCGACTCTATAGGCTTTGAAGAAATGTTCGCCCAAGTCAGGGATGCATTTGTTATATATCCTGATGGGTTAGTTGAGTTATACGGAGTGTACCCAAGCGCGGTTGTTACCTGACCACTTGTAATACTGCTGACAGTGGCGGCATTTCCAGTAATAGAAATACCCCAAGTTCCGGATGCGCCAGTTCCGTTAGGCTGTGGCGGCGTATATCCAAGTGCATTAGTAACCTGAGTTCCTGTAATGCCGGTCAAGTACCCACTGTCGTTCGTGAAGGTACTGACATTAGTCGGCTGCGTGTAACTCAGAACGCCGGTCTGGTTGTTATAACTTAGAGACCCGGTCGCTGTGATCGCGCCTCTTGCGCGAGAATTTGTGAAGTAAAGGTTAGTGCTGCCTTCAGGAACTGCGTCCGTGCTTCCCGGGGATGCGGAAATCTCGACGTACGCAGATCCAGACCATCTGTAAGTCTTTGCAGCGTCGATAGCGATGTAGATCTTTCCGGTCTCGCCAGTCCCGGGGAATGCAGCAAGATTTGCATACTCAAGTACGTCATCAACATATGATGGCAGCTGAACTGACGGAACCTTTCCAGATCCGTCGAGCGATGCGTAGCCGTTTGCGACGCCTTTGTTACCTGAATTTTCAGGGGTGAATCCGAGTGCCGTAGTGACGTCTGAACTGTTTATGGACGCGCCAGTCGTAACACGACCTTTGGCATCAACAGTGACCTTCGTATAAGTTCCAGCAGATGCGCCGCTGTTGGCGAGCGTCAGCGTTGTCGAAGAGCCAGTAGTTCCTGACCCAGTAACGTCGCCGGTAAAGGTCAGTGAGCCAGACGGGATAGAACCCCAAGACGGATTGCTACCATCAGTGGTGAGGTACTTTCCGCTCTGGCTGGTCTGAGACGGAAGGAAACTGTTCTTAACCGCAGAAGAAGGGCTGCGAACTTCCGACACATGTAGATACTGGGCGTGATCGTCGTCGCCAAGGCCGGACAGATTGCCGTGATCCTGCACAAGGGCGGCGGCAACGCCAGCGGCAGCGATGCTTCGTATGTCGTAGACCGCGATCGTGCTGGCCTTAACGCTGTTCGTGAAGCCAGACTTATACTGATATATAACCTTGTATAAGGGGCGGAACTCGACAGAGGGGAACCCATTTAGGTTCAAGCCCTCGAAGGTCATCGCCTCTGCGGCGGACAACTGGTTGGTCGGAGCCTGACTGATGACCGCAATGACCGGGTAGGTCAGGTTGTGCGTGGCCAGAATCCACGAAACGAAGTACTCGTTGTTCGTGACAGGCGCGGTAGACCACGAACCGCCGCTGTACAGGTTGTACTGCGGAACCCCTGAGACGACCTTGAACGGGAAATTCGTCGGCGCGTCTACGACCCAAGCAGAGCCACTAAGATAGAGAACAGGAATGCGAGCAGGGCCAGACAAGTCCTGCTGCCACGTACCTGCGACAGGCGTATTAGTCGAGACGATATCGACTTGCAAATCTTCGTCGAAGAAGGTTCCGCCGCCGATATCGATTTGCGCATCCGCATCAGTCGCGCCAGCGCCAGTCGTCGTGTATCCGCTTGCGCCAAACCCGCTGGCAATTGCAGCACCGCGAGTACGGTGAAGGTACTCATGAGTCTGCCAATCAAGCGTGATGCCATGCCGCTCGTCACCGAAATAAACTGCCTGCTGGGTAGTTGCGTTCCAGTAAACATACGCCGTAGGCGCATGTTCTTCCCAAGTGAAATAGCTCATCTGCGTCGAGAGAACCCCGGACGCATTGAAGTAGATGAAGTGTAACCCAGTCGTATCGGGAATGACGACGGTTTGCGCAGACGTATAGGTGTACTTGACGCCCTTACACCAGACTACAAAGTTCGCAGCAACAGGGGAGATCGTAAAAGTACGAGTTCCAGAGTTGAACGAAATCGAGGACGATGACTTGTCCTCATGCCCGATAGGCTCATTAGTTGGGTCTGCCGAGGGTTCCCACGCAGTTCCATTCCAAACGAGTTTCTCGCCAATAGCGGGAGCGTCCGCAGATACGGCGCGGCCCTGAATCTTCGCTACGTTCGGAGCGGATGATGTACCGGAAAGATCTCCACCAATCTCAACCTTGTCTGCATTGAGATTGGTGAAGTTAGCGTCCAGCTCATTATTAGTAAGCGGACTGCCTTTCCCTGCGCGGGTCGTGAGATTCGACATACCTTTCCCCTATTAGGAGATCGTTACCGTCCAAGTCACCGTCATCGTGTCAGATGCACCCTTGTTCACAACAGGGAACACCGTGCGGCAAAGCATCGTGCCGCCAGTACCGGAGTTCAAAATTCCGGCCTCCGTCACTGCGCCGCTGCCAATACCGGCATTGAAGGTCGCAATGTAGGTTGCGACGGCTCCGGTTGCCGTTCCGCTCGTCAGGGAAGCACGACCGAGTTCGCCGCCAAGGGCGGTATCACCAACTACCGGCGCGGTCGAGTTGGAGCCGATGGCCATGTGGCTCATCACCGGGGATGCCGTGCCAACCATGCGAGAGGCGATGAAGCCTTTGCCAGCCGTCACGACGAGGTTGTTGAGATCACGTTCATCCTTCAGGGTTCCGTTTTCGTCAAAAACACGGATCTGAAGACGACCGCTTACTTTGATGTCTTCATGCGCTTTCATTCAAGTAGCCTCTTTAGAAGTATTGAGAAGAACCAACATAGTCCTCGGCAAAGTAAGTGATGTCGGCGTAATCCGTCATCCTTAAAAAGCCGGAGTCTGCTGCGGTCATCGTCTCGCTTTCGTTCTTTCCGAACTCAAGCAAGGACTCATCGATCGCATATTCCGTCTCCCCAAAGAGGCGGGAATACGCAACAAGTATAGAAGACTCGTCTACTACGGAAACCGACTCGCTTTTCTGTGTAGAGAAAAACGAGTATATAAAGTCCCCTAATAATACAGACTCGGCAAATCCCTTTGTAGTATCGACTTGGGCGTGGTCTGAAGAGGACTGCGAATCGGATAGGTTGAACCCTATGTCAAAAAAGATCTCTTCGATAGTCGGGGCTTCATCCTCAAGCCCCTTGCCGACCCCAAGCCTAGAAGAGTCAGACATCGAGAAGGAATCAGAGTGCGGGGCTTCGAAACCCTTTGAGATGGCATCCGACAAACCCTGAAGTTCTGCGAATCCTTTTAAGACCGCAAAAGAGGTTTCATCAGAAAGAGGGTCTACCAAGTCATCAAGAACTTTCCCGGTATCGTGCTTATAGAAATCGAACGGGAAAAAGAAGTCATCCAGAACCTTTTCGTTCGCCAGAACGATTTCATCGAACTGCGAAAGGCTGTCAGACAGACCCTTATCGAATACCAGAGCAACCTGATCCGCAACGACTTGGATGTCATTGACCCATCGGTCAACCGGCGTCGGGTCGATTTCGACATTTGCGGCCTTGAGGTTGATGTACTGCGACAATGCGTATGCATTGACGTAGGTTATCTGTCCTCGCAGCTCAGCGTAATTTAGTACGTCCTTTAGATCGACATACTGAGTCGTCGCCCTCGCATACGCATGTAGCGGCTCAGTACGCAGTTTCTGGAACTGCGCAGCCGATACAGGTTTTGGGAGATCGAGGACGACACGAATCATTAGAAGTCAGATCGAACGCGGAGTTTAATAAGGTCATAGACAGTCTGAACACCCCCGCCGGAGGTCTCCATTTCGATCTCAGCCTCATAAACACCGGCAGCGTTCAATGACTCAGAAGTCCACTGAAATGCAACTCGACCATTGATCGCATCGGTGACCGTTCCGGTCAGCGTGGACTTAATGGCTGTAGAGCCAACCTCTCGGATCTTCAGGCGAACCGTGGCTCCGGTAAGGTCAATCGGCTGCCAAGTGGAGGGATCACTCTCATCGAGGATCTGGCCGGTCGCAGCCTGATTGCTATCTTTAAGATATACATACAGAACCGGAAGCGTATCGCCCTCAACCAGAGGGATAGTTGCGCTGTAACTCATATGAACTCCCTCGGAGCGACGGTCAACGGGCCACCCGCATAACCATGCTTAGACTTGCGAATCGCAAGACCAAGGGCTTTGTCGAAAAGGCTCTTGTTGATATTCGCCCTGTTCGGGTCAGACCACACCTTCTCCGGCTGGATCTGAAGCCTGTACAACGCACCCTTGATCAGCGTCTCTGAGTTTTCGTTGGCGATGAAGTCAGGGATCGATGTGCTGCTCTGAGACGGCTTCAGCGAGTAGAGAACATAAAGCGTCTCGCTCACCTCAGGCGTCGGGGCAACAGTAATCGTGTCGCTGTCGTTCATCGTGTAGCAACGAGCGGGGCCACGCCCAGAGTTCATGATGATGTCAACCGGAGTGACCGGAGACAACCTCTCATAACTTGGAGAGGACGGGGTTCCGCGATTTCGATACAGCCCAAGAACGTGATTGATCTCCGCGCCAGTCGGCGGACTCAGATCAATTTCGTTCGTGTTTGCAGGAAGGATCGAGTCCTCAAGAGGCTGAATCCAAATGTCAGTCTTCAAGCAGAACTCGATTGCCGCGTCCTTAATGCACTGGGCAATAGAAAACACCGGGCAACCGGGAACCTCTAAAAGAACCCTATTTGCCAAGTCGGTGTATCTCACGCTGCGGCTCCGCTACCCGGAGGGATGCGAGGACGCGGGGTCGAAGCCGAGTCCGACTGCGTCTTGATCCCAAGGGCGTTTTGGAAAGCCTGCAAGTGCGCCTGCGCACGGGCGACATTGCCAGCGTATTCAGAGTCCTTCGAATATGCGCGGTAGAGCAGGTAGTCGAGGATCGCGTTCGCATAGATGTCATCGATATCGATCGTGGTCGATGCGATGTCCGCAAGATCGTTCGGGCCGCCAGTCGATGTAATCGTGGTCGGCGACGAACTGTAGACGATCTCAATCTGAGCGAGGTTGGTCGGCTTCGGATAGAGATAGAACGTCTTCGGATCAAGCGGGTTATAGATGTAATGCTCGATCAGCACGGTTCCTGCACTCGGCGTGTTGTGCCAATCAGGCAGCTGATCGTCCATGATTCGGCGATCAATCTGCCGAATCGCCTTGCCGCTTACATTGCGAACAACATCGAGAAGTCGCAATGCGGCAGATGGCAGGGTCTGCTTAGACCCGGCCACACAGTTGAATGTCGTGTTCACGGTCTTCGCGTCAGGACGAACAAGAACGACTTCGCGCTGCGCGTCGTTGAAGAACTTCAGAAGTTCCTGCTTCGCCCAGCGAGTGCCAGTCGTATCCTGAAGGATGATCTGCGCACGGTCTATGATTTCAACCACTTTTACCGTAGCCATGTTTTAACCTTCGTAATACGGTTCTAAGTCAGGGTTGTCAGCGTACACAGGGTTCCAGTCCCAGATCACGCCGGTACGTTTGTTTTTCAACTTCTTAACCGGCAGGGCTATCTCATCCTCGATCTTTGCCCGAGGTACGCCGAGGGAATCAACCTCGGCCTGCAAGTCATGAAGTTTCTTTCGCCTATCAAGAGTCACACCAAAGTTAGCTTTGGCGTACTCGTAAAGTTCATCCTTATTCATATCCATCCAAAGGGTCGGGGAGAGTATGGTTTCCCATACTCCCCCCTCTCCAATTACATGCCGTTCAGCTTGAGGGCCACGCCACAGGTCGGGTGAACAACCTTGTAGCCGTAGACCTTCAGGCCGCGCACACCGTCACCGAAGGACGACTCAAGGCGAACCGTCTCAGTGTTGGTGAACTGCGAAGCGAAGCAAGCGAACTTCTTGTGACCGGCCAAGCAGAGGCGCTTGCCAGCGTCACCGCCCGAACCAGCGGCGAGGAGGTTCGACTGATAGACCGTGAAGCGGTCGATCATGCCAACCTTGCCGTTGCGGAGCGGCGAAGCCGAGTCACCAGTGAGGTACGCGAACTTCAGATCGGACTTCTTGAGGAGTTCGATCACCTTCGGCGAGACAACGAGGAAGCGGTCGCTATCCGGAATGTTGTCTTCGTCGAGGATACGAGCAGCCTCAAGGATCGGGTCGAGGATGTTCGACGCGGTCGGCGTGGTGGTCACATCGACCACGTTGCCAGCCTGAACACCAGCCACGATGTTGCCGAGAACGTCAGTCTCGACAGCAATGCGCATCTGCTCGGAAGCGTCACGCGCAGCCTCGTCCCAGAACGAGATATCGCTCTCGGCCTTCAGCACATCGTCCACCTTGAAGGCGTACGACTTGGCCTTGTCAACGAGCAACTCGATGGTCGAGGTCGTCACGTCCTGATACGAGATCGTGCCGGTGTAGTTCGCGACGGTGATCGCCGGAACCGTACGGATCACAACCTTCGAACCCTGACCCGAGATCTCACCCTCGTAATCGTTGTTCGTCACCTGCTCAAGAACAGAAGCAGCGTAGAACTTCGCCTGCAACTTCTTGGAGAAGATATCAGGGACGAAGCCAGCCGCACCGTTCGCAACCCAGCCGCCATTGGCGACCGTAAAGTTCATAGCCATTTCAAAATACCTCTAAGATAAATTTTTACCCTAGCGGACACGGCCCTCTGCCCAAGCCTTGTCGATCTCCGTTTCGAGTCGCTCGAAATCTCGGCGACTCAAAGAGTTGATCTCATTGCGAGTCCAGAACCGTTTTCCGCTCACGTTTGGATTTCGCGCCTTCGGCAACTTTGGCTCTGCCAATTTCTTTGCCTCAGACGTTACGTCCACCTTGGGTGCTGAATTCTTAACGCCCTTATATCGGTCGAGAAGCTCGATAACTTCCTCAGACGTCCCCGCTTTGGCAATCCGTTTCCAAGTTGCGGTTTGTCCGTCGAGCCATTCTTGGAAGCCTTCGTCGCTTGCGATCTCGGCGAAATCAGGATGCTTCGCCTTAACCGTAGCAACGTGCGCTTCCAAACTTCTCTCTTCCTCTGACTTCCGATGAAGTTGCGCTGTCTGCTTGAGTTCGTTTTGTAACTTCTGAAGTTGTTTCAGCAGCGGCTTCGCAATATCTGGGTAGTCGCGTTCCAGTGCTTCTACTTCCGGATCTGGGCCTTGCTGCTCTAACTTCTGAGACAACTCTTGTTCAAGCAGGGCTACTCGATTAGCAAGGGTATCGCTAAGTTGTTTAGCGGCCTTGGCTTCCTCGATCGCCTTCGTCATTCTGGACTGCGCGTTTTTGTAGCGGTCTTCCGCCTTGGCAAGTTGCGCCTTCCAGTTTTCGTCAGACTCCGACGCACCTGTGTCATCGTCCGACTTGGCCTTTACCTCAGCCTCCGTGTCCTGCGGCTCGACAGGTGGAGTCTCCTCTTGAACCTCTTCCGGCTGCGGTTCTTCAGGTGTGTCTTCTTGGGGTTTCCCCTTCAAAGATTCCTCTCGCGCCTTCTGATATTGCTCAATCAGAGCGTTCGCTTCAGCTTCCAGTTTTGCTGGATCATTCCTACTTGCCATTTTTTCTCACTCCGGGCCTATTGGCGTATCGGATCAAAGTTCAACAGCGTGTATCTTTCCTCGATTCGCTGCTTCCAGTACGGCTTTCGCCGAATCCTCTAACTCAAGAAATGCTCTTAACTCAACGACCTTACCTTGCTCAAAGCGGTAGTTGTCCGTTGTTTCCAGAGCCTTGTGGCATTGGGCGAGGCGTTGGCGGAGCAGGCTGGACAAGACTATCCACTGAGGATGGCTGGCCAACTCCAGCAACGCCCTCGCCTGATCCTTGTTCAACTTCAGCCCCATTCATCTCTCCCATTTCCTGCTCTGGCATTTCCTTGAGAATACGTTCCGCGTCGATGTCTAGCGACTTAGCGATGTCCTTGATGAGTGCTTCAAAGTTCACCATCTGGCCCATTGCCGGGTTCGCAACCAGCGACATAAACTGCAGCAGTCGCTGCGACTGAACTTCCTTCTGGATGAGTGCAGTCGAGCCACGCGCAATAATGCGCATGTCACCCTTGATGTCCTCATCAGGGTTCCACGCCATGTTCCAATCGTACAGTGCGCGAACCATCGGCGCCAGTAGGAAGTCGTCAATGTTCTTGATGACGGACTTCAGCGAAATGCTGGCCGCACCCATGAGCATCGACATGCCGGTCGCGGTCTTGTTCATGCCGCCGGAAGTCGAGCCATGAGTGTAAGAGGGGAGCGAGGTGGTCTCATCGGCGAACCGACGGAACAACTCGATCACCCCGGCCAATGCATTCGCATTACTCTCAGGCTGGTAGAACCGAACCATCGGCATGGCGGCATCGCCGCCTTCGCGCAGAAAGATTCGCCACGGGTAGATCTGCGTCGGGTCTTCGCCAGCCGCAATCAGATCCGTGTTGATTTCTACGAGGGGGCCAGAGGAGATCGCCATGTTGTCGATGAAGATGCGGGTTGCCGCATTCATCGTCACCTGGCTATCGCGCATCTGGCGCGGAACGCCTACGCCCCAGAACTGGTGAGGGGTCTTCTCGTACGGAGCCAACTTATACGGAATCTCCGCCCCGGGAATCGGGTTGATCTGCGCCTTGAGTACGCGGTCTGAGCAGAGCCAAACATTGGCCGAGAAGATGGAGTTGAGATCAGAATCCTCTATCTCTACTCCGGCATCGCGGAGATCCGCACCGACGATGTCACCCCAAAACTCAAGTACCTCGTATCGGTTCGATTCCGAGTACTCGTTAACATTGCTCAGACTGCGACGATCCTTCTCATGCTGCAACTCTTGATGGTTGCCGTGACGGAAGTTCGTCAGGATGTAGTCAATCGCCTGATCGTCAAAACCCGGCGAGTCTTTCAACTCGGCAAGTTGTGACTTGGTTAGAACGTGACGGCGGTAGATCCCCGTCGAATCTTCCATCGAGGTCGCAAACGGATCTGGGTACAAATCAAAGACCGAGACACTCTCGATCTCAGGAAGAACCCGCTCCTCGTAAATCAGCACATGCTGTTCGCCGTTGTGTCGCCAATGACCAGACCGCTCCACGCGGAGCGTTCCGGCCTTAATCGCGCCAGTCCCAAAGATACACATCTCCATGATGGTCTCTTTGAGTTTCATCTCAAGGTTGGCCTCGGTCGTCTGATCGTGGATGACCTCGGTCATCTTCTCAGCACGTTCCCGGGCTTCTTCCTTGATGTACTCTTTGATCTCTTCGGTACGCTCGCGGATCAAATCCTGAGCCTGCGACGGTTCCAAGCCCGTCAGCATCTTCATCTCCTTCGCCGCCTCGATCATCAGCTTGGCTTCCAAGCCGGGGATCGTTGGGATCGGCGTAGGGTTCAGCGAATAAAAATACTCTCCCGGCTGGAAGAGCAAGTCAACGATGCGGGAGTATGCCGCCATGACCTTAGTTCGGGTCAGGCCAACATAAACTCTGGATCGTCCGGGCGGGAGCCGCGCCAAAATGTCAGGCTCGTATATGCCAAGAAACTGGCGTAGATCAACGAGCCATTCGTCTTCTATACGCTGGCGGGAATCTTTCCAAGTTTCAAACTGAGAGCGGAGCCGGGAACCAAGATCGTTGAGAACAGCAGACTGAGAATCGTCAGGCGACGACATTCCGTTCTCGGCTACGAGATCGCCCGGCTCAGGATATTCGTCTTCTTTTCTCATTAGTAACCCGCAACTGAATCGGCAATTTCTGGTCTAGTAGTCCACGTTCGCTCACGACGCGGCATGGAGTTCAATCCGAAAAGCGCAATCGCGTATGCAATGACTCTGTCGTCAAAGCATCCATGCGCAGCATTCGTCTTGCCCCGCCCGTCAATGACGTACGTCCGCAACTCTTCCAGCAACTCCTTATCAGCGATCCCCCCTTCTCCCTGACGAATCAGGGCGGCGAGGTTATCGATGATCAGCGGCTTGGTCTTACTCGTCGTAAGCCACCCCGCCTTCCGGGTCATCTTGTCCCCATAAGCGTGATCCACCGTCTGCTCGACATATAGATTTGGATACCCCAAATCCTGTAATCTACGCAGTGTGGTCAACCCGTGGTTGTTTCTCTCAACCAAGAGCCACGCCTTTTTATAATAGTACCCTAGGGATTTCAAGATGTCACCATATTCCCAAGGGTCAACGTGACCGTGCCAGCAGGCTACCTGACGACCGTTTGAGTCCACTACCTGCGCACAACTGTAGTCACCGTTCTCCAGACCCTCGGCAACGTCCACTCCAATCGAGTAATGCTCGCCCTCCATCGGCGGAGACCAAACCCGAAGAGGGCCACCGGCACAGGGAATAAAAGTCCCTTCCCGCACATCCCCGACAAAGGTCGGCGACCACACCTCATCCTGAACCGAGTCCAAATACTTCGGTTCAACAAACGTGCGGCCCGTAGTTAGGAACGCCTCTAACGGCGTAGCCGGATATTCCTGCCGAAAAAGATCATCACCCAACTCGGCTACCTTCCCCCTACGCCAGTACAACTGGTCGTCCGAAAGGTCGTACTCGTCGGCTAGATCCTGCTCCTCCTCCGTCCGCTCGAAATCGCCGGGAGCCTTACGCGCATACTCCGGCAGCAGGAACCAAGGCACGAAGATCAACTTGTACTCGCCCTCCCCTCGGAGAGCCTTCATGCAAGCCTCGTAGAACCAGCCCGACATACCGTTGGCCGTGGACTCCAGAATCACTTCCGTCCCCTCATCACCAACCGTCTGCAACAGACCAGCCGAGATATCCGTACCCTCGGGGTAGTAAGCCACCTCCGACCCATGCACGAACTGGTTGGTCTGGCCACGACCAGTCTGACCAGTCCTCGCCGTACCTACCCGGTACTGGGACTCGATCCCCCCAAAAGCAATAAACCCCTGAGATCGACTCTTCAGGGGCGGCTTAAAGAACGGATGCTGCAACTTGTCGTAGAAGAAACTGACCATCCTGAAAATGCTGGAGGTCGATTCCGCCAAGTGCGATAGCACAAACGCCGAACTGTTCCGCTGACCCGTCACCCGCCAGAAGTATCTCCCCTGCACATAGGTCGAGATACCCAACTGACGCGCCTTCAGGATCAGTACACGCACCTTCCCGGTCTCACGCTTCTGAGCCTCGATCTCCTCATGCACCAGAATCTGACCCTTGTTCAGGGTGAAGGGAACGATCTTTCCTTGCTTGTTGACAATGCGCAACAACTTGCGCGAGTACAGGGGGAAGTCGTGCTTCAGCTTCTCGGCTAACTTGAGGACACGGGGGTCAAACCCGGTAGACCTTCTATACCGGGAGGAGGAGGTAACGTGGAGAGGCTCATGGCTGGGGGTCTGGGTGGCCAAGGAAGCACCCTCCCCCCCACCCAATGATGCGTCATGACGTTGCGGTATAGGTCACCTGTATCTGATTCGGTCGTGCTATTCCCTAGAAGGGAAGACATCCCTTAGTGGGATGTCTCGCCGTCGCCGACATCGGCAAAAAAGCCTTCGTTAACAGTCACTTGTGACTGTTCCGGAGCATAGATGCCGAGATGTTTGGCGAGGAGGTCAAGGGCTTTCACCCTTGCCGAGGGGTTTTCGGCGCTTGCCGCTTCCTCTTTTAAGCGCTGAATAACCCATTCAGCGCTTATCTCCGCTTTATCAATCAGTTTTTGCCGGTTGGAGTTTATAAACTCCTGCACTTTCGGCTCCTTGAGGAGTTTGCAGCCGGTCTGAGCCGCCGACTTTTCGCTGTATCCGGCCTTTATGGCCGATTGGGTAGCGTTGCCGGTCTCGACATAGGCCGCAGCA